TCCCAGGTCGCCAGCCCCTTGGCCCGCAAGAAGCGATAGACCACGCCCAAGGTAATCAGGTCTTCCGGGATAACGGCGGTGTTCGCGTCCGCCGTCCATGATGCGCTGTCGCCCGTGCCGTCGCCGTTGGTGTCAACCCACAGGGTGCTGACATACTCGTAATAGATCGAATTCCCAGCCGGCGGCAGAGGATGAATCAGGATTTCACCGCCCCGCACCCGGAACCACCACTCGACCGTTGACGAGGCCGGGAACGCCAGCCGCTGCTGCCATTCCTGCGGCGTGATCGGCCCGTGCATCTTGCGTTGCAGGGTGCGATTGAACATCGAGCCGTTGATGAACCTATTCCAATCGCTTGGAATGCTGTTTGTCTGGGCATAGGCGGCGATGCTAGTGAAGGACGTTTCCTTGGTCAATTCCTGCCAGGGAATCGCCTTCGCCAGTTCGTCGCCTTCCTGCTGTGCAAACGTCAGCAGTTCCCGATAGCTCTGGTCTTGAGATGCAATGACGGCAGACGGGCGCGGCAGCCCGATCTTATCGCAAGCGTTCGAAACGATAGAAAGCAGCGTCATTGCGGTTCACTCCTTAGCGGCCCTTGCCGCCCTTCTTGCACGGCTTCATGCTGCGGCATCCTTCCTCGGGCGCCCGCGGCGCGGGGCGGATTCATCGTCCGACGACAGCAGCGCCGTCAGCGTCTCTACCTGTTCGGTCAGGTGGGCGATCTGATTGCGCATCGTCTCGTTTTCAGCGGCCAGAGCGGCAACCGGCTCCATGCCCTTCGCCTGTTCCAGATACGCCCGCGCCTGATCGCGGAGCGGGCGACCGCCCATGAACAGCGCGCCATCCTGGAGGCCGGCGAGCGATTCAATGGTGTGAATGCCCATCTCGCGAAGGGACGCCTGCCAGGACACATCCAGCGACTTCAGCTCAGACAGCGGAGTGCCGGTCATCACGTCGGCATTGCCCGCTTCCCAGGCGCCCAACTGCGTCCGGTAGCGGTCGCGCAGTTCATGGTTCACCTTGACTTCCGCCGGCACATCGTCGCCCTGCCACAGATGCCGTTCAATCACCAGAACAGCCACCTGATTTTTCATCCCCGGCGACGTGATATAGGCTTTCAGGTATTTGTCATGGATCGGGCGCCCGACGCGGGTTGACTGGAAATTGTTCTTTTCCGTCTCCCATTTGAATTGCACCAGAGAGAATTCCTTTCCCTCCTGAACCTTCATCATCGGCGAAACCAAGTTGCTCATGGAAAGGGTTTCCTTTCGGCTAGGCCGCTTTGCTGCGCTGGCACTCGCCAGCCTTTCGCATTGTGCGGCAGATATGGGGAATCAGCCCGTCACCGTGGGCGATTATATCAATCTTTCCGGAGAAAGTCTTCCGCATCAAGTCCGCGAAGTCTTGCGCCTGCTGTGCGAGGTATGGAACGACCTTGAACGCCTTGCCCGCGCAGACAACCTCGAATTCGGTCGCACGAATTCCGGTCAGGCTCTCGGCCGGGGCAGCGTAATGGCCACGGTCAATGGAAGAATCCATCCCGTAAATGTGCATTTTGCGGAAGCCCATCAGGTATCCGAGGTTGATGCAGCGAAGCCCGACGGTGCAGCCGCCCCCGATCATGCACCACGGCTTGTCCGGGAAAGTCTCCTGCATAAAGTCATGCTCTCCCCGCCCCATGTCGGCATGCCACAGGATCACGGGACAGCCCTCCAGGGCATCAAACACCGATGGGTGGACGATGGACGCCACCAGATACGAAACCCGCCTATCGGGCTGAATATAGCGCTCCATGCCCTCGCCGCCGTCCAGCATGGCAACGAAATCCGGAACAATGCCCTTGGACAGAAGAAATTTGTCAGCGCCCTGCACCGTCATGATTACGCCGCCCCGCGCCTTGCGGTCTCGGATGGCGCGAAGCTGGCCTCTCAGGCTCGGCCCGTTGCCAACGATAATCATGGTCTTGTCGTGCTCGGGAAATTCACAGAACGGGTGCAGCCCCCTCGCCATGGACGCGGCCATCCGCTCTTTCGCCAAGTCCAGCGAATAGTGGCACGGCATGTTCATGTGAGGCATGAGTTGCATTTGTCACCAAGTGAGATGGGGAGGCCGAAGCCTCCCCAGCCCATTAGAAGGTAGTGGACTTCGGCCAAGTCGCGATGATTTCCGCGTTGGTCGCCGCCGTGATGGTCGAGGTCGAAACCACGCCATCGATCTTGGTCTGCGAGGTCGAAGCGTCGTCCAGAACACCAGCGGTGCCGGTGGTGTACAGGGCAACGTCGGCAGCGCAGTTGATCGCCAGACGAGTACGGATGTTGCTGCCCTTGGTGGCAACCCAGCCATAATCGTTGTCGGCGAACGCCACCTGAGCGAAACCGATGATCCAACCATCATCGGCCATCGCCTTAGTCAGGGCTGCGGCCTGATAGTCCTCATCGATGCCAACCGCATCGTACTGAGTGATGGCGCCGTTGGCCTGGACGTAAGTCCATTCGGTGCCATCGGTGCCGTTGGTCTTGGTGCCGAGAGCGTGTTCGGCAGTGGTCACGGTGCTGGCGAGGCGAACACCAATGACGTTGGAGGTAGAAAAAGCCATATCCGTATCTCCTTGGTCTTGGTTACGCCTTCAGGACGCCCTGGAACTTGCAGCCCGAGGCGGTCATGTTGCCGGCCCAGCCGATCAGCTTCACCATGGCATCCTGGTTGATGCTGTACCGATCATCACCAATCGGGGTCATGTTCCGGTCGCGATGCGGGCGGAGGAACAGATATTTGGTGTTGAGCATGTACATGTGGTTGCTGGGGCAGGCGCCACCGATGCCGCCATCCATCACCACGTCGGCATTCATGTACTTGAGGTTCATGAAGCCGGCCGAAGCCATCTTTTCGTTGGTGATGCGCTGGATGGCCTGGAGGCTCTCCAGATACAGGCGCCAGTAGTTGTTGTCCGCGACGATCAGGTCCGGAGCGTCACGGCCACGAACCAGCTGGACATAAAGCTGGTTCATGAACGACTGGATGTTGGTCGCGCTGGCCGCGCTGCCGCCGTCCGTGCTGGCATCAAAGCTGATGTTCTTCCAGAACGCCCACGAGGCGCGGTCAATGCCGCCCACGGTGCCGCTGGTCGGGGTATCAGCCACCAGAAGCTGGAGGCCGCCGATCTGCTTGCCGCCGTTGGCGGTGCCGTCCGAATACACGTCGGAGGCCAGGCCGTTAACCATCGAGTCTTCGGCGTTGGAAATTCGGGCTTCCAACAGGTCGATAACCTGTTCGCTTCCGCTGTTCTGCAGCCCTTCCAGGCCCGAGATGGACACCGAAACAGCGACCTGTTTGATGTCGAATTCGGCGCTGGTGAACACGTCCTGGGGCGACACGTCCAGCACGTCATAGCCGCTGTAACGGGTGTAGGTGCTGTTTTCGGCATAGGACAGTTCCTGCAGGATGGTGCGACCACCGGAGAACGGCTTGACGTTGCCGCGTTCCTTCAGGCGCATCAGCAGGGCATTGTTTTCGGTCACGTTGTCGGCGAGGGCACCAGTGCGATTCCGCAGCGTGGTGGTGATGATTTCCGAAAGATTGGGCGAGGACATCGGCCCGGTTCCTTTCTATCAGGCGCGACCGGCGGCAAGCTGCCGCTCAAGTTCAGCGCGAAGGGTGGGGGCGGGCGCCTGCTTGCTGCTGCCAGCATTTCCTGGAGCGCCCGTGACGGATACCGCCGCGCTTTTCGCCTTCGCCACCTGTGCAGCCTGTGCAGCCTTCCGTTCCGCCTCGGCCTTCGCCTGCGTTTCCGCCTGGACGATGGCTCGGGTTGTCGGGTTCATCCAAACGGCCCGGTCATAGGCTTCTTGCAGGGTGGTTGCCCTGCCAGAATCCAGGAGCGCGGCCATATCCTCGCGCACCGCGTCAAAGTGCGGCGCCGACGACTTGAACGACTCGATTTCGGAGACGAACTGCTGTTGCTTCTGCTGCTGCTCGGCCTGGCGCTGTTGGGCAAGGGTGGCCTTGACCTGTTCCAGTTCCTGCATCACGCGATGGACAGCAGGATCGGGGCCGGCTTGGGGTGTCTGCGAGATATGCGCGACATGACCTATGTCAATCCCGTACTGCCGCGCCACTTGTGCCAGCGCGGTAGCCTTCTGCTCGGGCGAGCCAGTGCGGAGAACCGCCGCCGTCTGCATGAGAGACGCAACGGCACGGTCGGGAGTGGTCCCTTCCTGGCGTAGCAACTGCTCATACGGGGCAATTTGCTTCCACATGACCTCGGCAAAGGCTGCCTTGGATTCATAGGCCTGCTTGAGTTTGGCAACGCCGGCCTGCTGTTCCGCGTCCCGCTTGGCGATGTATTCGCGCAAGGCCGGGTCGGCTTTGGTAAACAGGTCGCGTGCCGCCGCGTTCCAGCTTGTCGGAGCCTCAATGGCTGCCGCAGGCTGTTGCGCGGGTTCCGCCGGCTTGTCTTCCGGCGGGGAAACTTGGGGGGAGGCCGCAGCCTGCTCGACCTCTACGGTCGGGGAGGGGCTGCCCGCTTCGGGAGCGGCTGCGGTTTCGGTCTTCCTCGCGAAGCGGCCCGATTCATCACGGGCGCGGCTCTCGGATTCGGACGGGGTATCAGAGGCCGAAACCTCCGACACCGCCGCCTCGATAGTCTCACGCAAGGAGGGCGTGGATTCGGACTGGTCAACCGGGTTGCCGGTGTCGTCCATGGGGACACTCCATCATGGGATGCGGCGATTCACATCGCGGCTGCTGTTGTTATACTATAACATTTCGATTTTACAAAGCACCCATCGCCCGCTTGATCGCTTCTACCCTATCGCCTCTGTTCAATGACTTCCGAGGCGCCGACGGCGGTGCCTGATCGCCAATCTCGACGCAGCCATGGGCGCGGGTCCACTTGCGGAATTCGCTCTTGCTGTCGGTGCGGCGACCTTCCGCCGGGTGAAGCAGGCCGTTGACGTTGCCAGAGCCGCCGACGTAATCGGAAATCACCATCGGGCCGGCGGGCGCGGCGTGGCGCTCGTCAAATGAGCGGTTGAATTCCTCGACCGTTTTCCGAAATTCGGATTCGGGGACGCGACGGTGATTGAGGAAGTCCCAGACAAGCCGTTCGCTCACTGCACACCTCCGATGGGCTGCCCCATCATCATCTGCTGTTCCATCAACGCCTGCTGTTGCGCGAATTCCTGCTGTTTCATCACGGCTTCAATCCCGGTCTGTTGAAGCTGCAATTGCGCATCCTGCATGTCGGCCTGGGCACGCACCTTCTCGGCATCCGCCTTGACAACCTCGGTCGGGTCGGGCTGCGGCGGAGGCTTCGGCGCCATGGCCGATTGCTGTATTTGCTCGAACGTCTGCTCAATGGTGTTTTCCAGTTCCTCGCCCGCCTTGAAGCCGCGCACCGCGAACTTGAGCAAGTCGCCGGCCAGGGTGGACAACTGCGGCGCCTGGGCCAGGATCGGCGCCCAATTGCCGACGAACTGGCTGACCGCCGTGACGAATTCCACCCGGCTTTGCTTGTCTGCCTGCTCATCGGCGGCGATGGTCGAATCCGCCTCGATGTCAATCCGCCAGTTGCGCGTGGAATCGTTCTTGAGCAGATCAAGCGCGGCCATCGCCAATTCCCCGTTGAACTGCTCCACCGGCTGGCCCGTCATCGGGTCCATGGCCTGCATCTTCAGTTCCGGGATGCTCTCAGCATTGCTGATTTTCAGGATTGTCTCGGGCGAAAACAGTTCAGAGATGATTTCAGCCTTGATGCGGATCACATCACGGGCGAACCGAGCCACTTCCTGTTGACGGTCGCGCACGCGCACGCTGCCCCACTGGGCTTTGATGCTCTGAGCCGTCGCAGTCTCGTTGGCATCGCTGGAGCCGCGCAGGATGTCCGACAGCCCGGTGACTTCGTAAAGGTCCTGTTTCGCCCGCTCGCGCGCCTCGTAAAGCTGAATGGCGGTCTGAGCAATGTCCTTGAGCGGAATCCAGGAAATGGCGTTCTGAATGCCGCCCTTGTCGGCGAACATCGCCCAATTCTCAACCGGGATCAGGTCGCCCTCGTCACCGTCCTGGAACAGCCGCTTGATTTCCGAAATCTCGCCGGCATACAGCCCGCGCACCTTAAGCGACTTCACAAGGTGGTTGATGCGCTGCGTCAGATTGTCGATTTCCTCGGCCTGATCCTGGTACTGGGCATAATCCGGCACAGGCGTCATGGTGCCGCTGGTCATGGTGGCGAACAGCGGGCGCGGGCACGGGAAGAAGTTCTGAAGCTTCAGAGGGTCTTCGCGAACGTCAAGCGGCTTCTCGGGGTATTGGGCATGAATCCAATAGACCTTCTCGCTGCTCTTGTCCCAAATCTCGTAAACCGTGGCCTTCTTGAACATCTCCGCTTGCGGGCTGTCCTCGGCCATGCCCTTGGGCTTGGCGTCCAGCGGGATATGGTCGGCACAGTCGGGGAACCGCTCGCGCAACTCGTCGCGGGTCAGGTACGCCTTGCGCCAGACGGCATAGACTTCCTCCCATGTGCGGGCGCCGCTGTTATGGCCGAAGTCGGACCAATAGACGTAATCGTCAACGACTTCCTCATATTCAAGCTCTTCGACCATCTCGACGGCTTCGGGCTGCTCGGCCCCATCCGCGCCGTTGTCGTCCTGGTAGTCGCCGATCTGGTAGCCTTCCTCGGCAATGTCCTCGGTCGGTGCTGCTTCGACCATCCGCATGTGCGGGACATAGCGCTGCCAGGACACGCCGATGCCGCACAACAGCAGGTCGTCTCGGCATGACCGCATGACCGAATCGAAGCGCGACACGTCGGACGACAGGAAGTAATCAACAGACCGCTCAAGGATGATCGAGGCCACGCGCCCAACCGGGTCTTGATCGCGGAACCGCCGTTTCACCGATGCCTTGGGCGTCTTGGCATAGACGGTCGGCTTGAGTGTCTCAACGTTTGACCACAGCAGATTCAGCCGCCGCTGTTCGGCCTGATTGGTGTCCCGCTCGTCCCGATACCGGCGGATGATCTTCTTGCACCGGGTGTTGAACGTCTCCCGGTCCTTTTCGAACATCTGGATTTCGGTAATCCAGCGGCGGGCGACTGCGCTTTCGTCGTCGCCAAGATCGGCGGCAGTCTCAATCGGTCCTTCGGCCATTTAGCGAATCTCCCGCCAGTTCATAATGGCCCGCGTGGCCGATGTGCCGCCAATGCCGGTAACAATGAGCGAAAGCGTCCCGAGCGAGCGGACTGCGCCGGCTGCGTTCAACGTGATCGGATAGCGAAGGTCAACCCGGCTCGATACATTCGTGCGGCTCTGGTTCGTCGCGGTGACGTACCCGGCGGCGACAACGATTGCCGGGGCGCCGCTGATTGTGCCGGCGGTGTTGTATTCGAAGCCGCTATAGGTCGCATTCACGTCATTGAACGTCGTGGTGCCGCTGATCGCTTGGCCGATTACCAATTCCCACTTGACCGGGTTTGCCCCAGTCACCGTGACTTCGATGTTCTCAAGCACGAATTTCGAGCGGTTGGCGATGCTGTTAAACGTCGTCTTGGGCCGAACGGAAAGGATGTGCGTCTGAGCGCCGCTGGCGGCAGTGACGGTGCCCTCTTGTGAAAACTGGAACCCAGCAATGTCCTTTTGCCCGCCCTCGGAGATCACGGTGCAGCAGTTGAACCGCATGGTGGTCGAGACAGTGCCGGTGCAAGTCATTCCGACGCGAACGGGGAGGTTGGCTGTCTGAATGTACGGGCTGGTTTCGCTGTTGGCGTTGTCGTCCTCGTGGAACTGCACAAGACACCCGTCGATATCCAGATACGCCCGGACGCGCCCGACGTAAAGCGCCTGGAGGTCAACGCCGAGGATTTGCTGCTTGCTCCAGTCAACCGTGACCGCGCTGCGGCCCTCGCCGTTAAGCGGGTCGTCCCAATCGGCCTGATTGACATACTGATTGCCGTGGCCGGTGCCCGACAGGATTGCCAGCCGCATCGTCGTGCCGTTGTACTGAAGTTCAACGCCGTTGGTGCCGTCCGAGTAGCCGGCGAACTTCAAGCAGTTGGCAACGCCGGCCACGAAGTTGAACGTGACGAACACCAGTTGCGAGCGGCCCGGCTGATAGCGGAAATGCTCGAACGTCTGCATAATCGCGCTGCCGCCGGTCGGCGTGCTGGCGAAGGTAAGCAGCGCATTTCGGTCGGTGGCGTCGTGGGCGATGGTCGCGCCAGACTGAGCCGTGATCTGTTCGAACAGCAGCGGCTGGAGATTGTAGGTTAGCTGTGAATCGAACACGTATTCCGGCGAGCTAACGCGATGGCGCCCGAAGGCGTCGGACGACGGATCGCCGTTGACGCCTAGGTAACGCTCTGCGGCCTCGGCCACGACCTCGTTGAAGCTGGACAATCAGCCGCACTCCATCACGGGAAGCGCCGTCATCACGACGGGGCACGCGAATGTTATAACATAACACTTCGAAGGTCAAATGCGCCCTGACTTTCCGCCGCTGTCCCATTTCAAATCACTGAACCGCACAGTTGACTTGCCGCCTACGGTCAGCACACGGCCCGGTTCCTTCGCCACCTCTGCCGCCGGCTCCTTGACTACCCAGGCGAGATAGCGCAGCACGTCGGCATTGTGGTTCGTCCAGTCGCGGCGGGGAGCGTCACGGAAGCATTTGCGCTCGGTGTCCCACTCGCGCTGAAACTGGCTGATCGCGTTGATGAACTTACAGCACCGCTCCGCGTCCACCCACAGCTTCGGGAACATACCGCGCACGGCCATGATGCCTTGCTGTTCCGTGTTTTTGTTCGGCAACACGGCAATCGTCTTCATCGGCACGCCCTCGGCCACCAGAAGCTCAAGGGCACTCTTGCCGCCGCTGATTAGGGTTCGCGCCTGGGCATCATGCGGCAGCCAGTGTCGGCCGTACTGATAGCCCTTCTCACGTAGGATTCCGGCATAATGGGCCAAATCCTGACCGTTGGCCTCGTAATGGTCGATCACCCTCACTTCGCCGCGCAGCACCTGATAGAACAGGATCACGGTATCGTCAGACCATCCCAAATCCCACACTGTGTGGACGGGCAACAAAGGGTCATAATCCACGCGACCGATCCGGCAGGCATCACGCGCCCGGTTGACCTCCCCGCCATAGATGGCGCCAAGAATGGCAGCCTCGAAGCTGCACAGGTACTCCTGCTCGAACAGAGCGATGCCGTGGTCCTCGCCATACGTCGTGATGTATTCGCGCCGTGCCGCGTCGATTTCACCCGGAGCAAGCGCCTCGGTGTCATGGATGTTCAGCCGCTGAACAAGCCAATCAGGATCACCCTGAAAACCCTCATACATTCGATGGCAATGGTTCTTCCCTCGCGGCGTGGTGATAAACGCTGCCCACCCGCCATTCTCTCTGAGGATCGGCGACAGGTAGCCCCAGGCTGATGGATTCGCCAGTGCCCATTCCGACGCGGTGACGCCGACCGGCGGCGACCCAACGAGGCTGTTGTAATTGTCGCTGCCGACAAGCTGCCAAATCGAGCCGTTGACGAATTCGATCAGCATTTGACTGTCGTTCGTGCGTCTGCGCATGGCGGGCGGGAATGCCTCGTCAATGCGTCGGACGCCCGTGTGCGGGTTGACAGCGTTCCATACGCTCTTCCTGGCTTGCTCGTATTCTGGCAGCATGTGCCAATAGTTCCCAGGCCGTTGTATGCCCATGGCGGCGGCTAGGTGCAGGCAGACATCATCCTTTCCGGCGCGACGGTGCCAAACCAAAAGCGCCCGCTTCTTGCGGCCGCTCCATAGTTCGTACCACGCTTTGCGCTGGTAAGGGCGGGGCGCCCAATTATTCGGTAGCGTCAGGGTCGCCAAAGTTCACAACCTTGATGACCATATCGCCGCCGTCCTTCCCCGTATGCTCAAGCACCGAAGTTTCCCGCCACCGCGCCCGCGTCTTGAGCCAGAAGATAGCGGCGGTCACGCTTTCGCGCCCATCGCCTGTCGCCTTGCGAAACAGGTTCTCGGCCACTCTGGCGCATGCCTCGGCATTGGCCCTGTCCAGTTCCTCGCGGTAATGCTCGCGCAGCGTGGTGTCGTGAATGCCGATGACCTTGGCGATATCATCCTGCGGGATGCCGTATGCGCTCATGGCCTTGACGGTCTTGCGCTGCTGCTCGGTCGGCTTATGCGGCGGCATTGGCATTGGTCTTGTCCTCCGCTACCTGGGCGAACGTCGCGCCGGTTGCTTCCAGGGTTGCCTCCTTGCCGGTGAACTCCTGCCACCGCTTGACGGCAACATCCACATAGGCCGGGTTTAGCTCGATGGCGTAGATGTGCCGCCCGGTCATTTCACCGGCAATGATGGTCGTACCGGAACCGCTGAACGGCTCGTAGACGGCTTGGCCTGGGCTGCTGTTGTTCTCGATGGGGCGCTTCATGCACTCGACTGGCTTTTGGGTGCTGTGGCCGGTCTCGGACTTCTGTGGCTTGGGGATTTGCCAAAGGGTTGTCTGCTTTCGGTCGCCGCAGTAGTGGCCTGTCTTCTTATTCCTTACGGCATACCAGCACGGCTCGTGGTGCCAATGATAGTCACCGCGTGACATGACCATTTGAGACTTGGCCCAGATAATCTGTGACCGCAGCGTGAAGTCGCAGGCGGTCAAGGAGTCCGCAACGACGCCAGCGAACAACCCGGCATGCCAAACATAGGCCACGTCTCCGGGGAACAACGCCCAGGCTTCGCGCCAGTCGGCGCGGTCGTCGTTCAGAACCTTTCCGCTTGCCGCCCCTGGTCCGTTTATACCTGCAGTCTCCCGCCAAGCCGCATCATACTCGACCCCATAAGGCGGGTCCGTGACCATCAAATGCGGCTTGACCTTGCCCAGAAGCTTCTCGACCGTATGCGCGTCGGTTGACGATCCGCAGATGATGCGGTGATTGCCGAGAATCCACACATCGCCCTCGACGCTCACCGGGTCGGCGGGCGGCTCTGGCGCGTCGTCAGGATCGGTCAGCCCTTCCGTTTGCTCGGCCAGCAAGTCGGCAAGCTCATCGCCGCCAAAGCCGGTAAGGCCAACGTCAAATCCAAGCTCGCCCAAATCGGCAAGCTCGACCTTGAGGGCGTCCAAGTCCCACCCGGCATTCAGCGCCAGCTTGTTGTCCGCGATGACGTAGGCTTTCTTCTGTGCCTCGGTCCATCCCGTCGCCGTCATGGCAGGGACTTCCGTCAACCCGAGTTTACGCGCCGCCATGATGCGGCCATGACCTGCGATCAGTTGCCCCGTCTCATCCACCAGAACCGGGATAGTCCAGCCCCACTCGTTGATGGAAGCGGCGATCTGCGCCACCTGCTCGTCGCTATGGATGCGTGAATTGCGGGCATATGGGACGAGCCGAGAGACCGGCATCAGTTCCACTTTGGCGGCTGGCCAATGCTTTATAGGGGCGGTTTTCATAGAGCCAGTTTACTCCATGCCATACGATTGTGCAACTCGACCGAATCGGATATAATCCGCCAAGGATAACCCAGGAGTGTCCGAGATGCAATTGGTTGATTGGCGACGGATTAAGAACAAGACCCAGGCCGACGTTGCGAAGGCACTGGGGGTGATCGTTGTGACGGTCAGTCGCTGGGAGCGGTTCGAGCGGACGCCGACCTCCAAACTCCAGATCGAGATATTCAAGCTGACCAATGGCCGCGTCACGCCGAACGATTGGATGCGGATATGATGGTGGGGAGTTACCCCCACCCTATTTCACAATGGGAGGTGGAGATTGTTTGCGATTAAAATTTCCTCCAGCCTTGCGTAAAGCTTTGGCCTATTGTTCATCATGGTGATGATGTCCTTCGACTCGGCCAAACGTTCTCCATCCCACGCGGTCCAGTAATTTGCCTTGTGTTCGATCACGCCATCGAACGCGACTTTAACAGCGAGCCACCTTCCTTTTTTGGGCCCGATGGATATCACCCACTTGTCTGTCTGAAACATCGCCTCCCATCCATCTCCATCGAGGATGGCACCGGCGTATTTTTTCGGCTTTAGTCTCATCGTTACCCCCTAAGCCTCTATAAAGAGTATAGACAAGTTTCACAAAAAAAGGCAGCCAGGGCATTACCCTAAAACCGCCGATCTAGCCTTTGACCCTAGGTGTGTACACCACCAAGTCACTACGTTGGTGGGTATAGCACACGTCCAGGGTCAAAGTCAAGCTTTTGATCCTTTGACCCTAAATTACCCTAGGGTCAAAAAAAGGGTCATTTAGGGTCAAGATGTTTCACGGCGCTGGAGTAGAGCAAAGGATGCAACCTTATCCATCAAAATCCACCCTTTGTTGTCGTATGTTTCGATCACTCCGGCGGTGATAAGTGCGCCTATTAGTTTGTCTTGATAGGATGGGTTTATCATGTTTCGGATGGTGCGTTCGGCGTGCCCGTCCATCTCCAATTTCGCCTTCAGGGCATCGCGGGAGACATAAACCAGACCATCTCGATCTTCCGCGCCGCATGCCCACCACGCCGTCTCAAACGCCTTTTGGTGCTTCTTTATGGGGCTATCTTTCTCGGCTTTGGCGGCCCTCTCAACGTCATCCGGCACGGCGACACAGGTGGTAGCGACCCTCCCAAACTTGGTGGTTCCTATCTCGATGATGTCGAGTTTAAAGAGGATATCGTCTCCCTTGCCGGGCAGTTCTCGCTGCTTGGTGATGGTTGCCCGGCGCCCATCCTGATCGGAAACCACCTCAATCTCGGTATCAATGTGGGCGCGGATTCCGCTCCATCCCCGCGACCCGGCTGCGGCGTTTTTGCCATTGTGGTGAATAATCACCATCGCGGCTTGCGTTTCCTTGGCAACGGCGTCGAAGCGTGCCATGACCGGCCCCATGTCGCTTCCGCGATTTTCGTCTGCACCGGCTGACATGCGGGCCAGGGTATCGCCGACGATCATGCGGACGGGTGCGCCGGTCTGATCCTCAACCACGCGGACCAGTTCGATAACATCTTGGGCATCGCCGTCGCCCTCATAGAAGTTGATCGGAACCTGGACGATAACGAGGTATTCCATGCCCCATCCGGTATGGCGCTTGATGGCCTGGACGCGGGTTCGGACGCTGCTGGGGCTTTCGGTGGCAAGGTAGATCACGAGGCCCTTGTCTGTCTGTCTCCCGAACCATTCGGCGCCCTCGGCCACGGCTGCGGCTAGGGAGAGCGCCAGGAAGGTCTTTCCGCTGTTGCTGTCGCCATAGATAACCGTCTGGCTGCCAATGACGATCAGGCCCTCGACCAGTTCATTGGGAACGGCGAAGTCGGTGCCAAGCTGATTGCCGAACACCGCATCCAGCTTGGTGATGATGTCCGACCCGGTGACCGGCGGATGAAGCAGCCCCTTTAAATCCTTGCCAGCTTTTCGGAAGTCGTTGGCATCGCCCTCGATGGGCGGGATGACGATCCTGGCGCCGTATTTGGCGGCGGCTTGTTCGGCGTACCGCTGCCCGACACCGGAGGCGTCATTGTCGGCGACGATGATAATGGGCTTGGTCTTGCCGTGGATTTCGCGCATGGCCGCCAGGGCCGGGACGAGGTTACTGGCCGAATAGGCGACAATGCAGAGGTTGCCGGTTTCTTCATGGATGGTCGCCGCAGTGGCAAAGCCCTCGGCGATATAGATCGTGCTGTCGTCGGTGCCGATGCTCCAGAACTTTCCGCCGGTCGCCCCGCCGGGGTGATATTTCTTGTCGCCGTCGTCGCTGATGTATTGAAGGCTGCTGATGGTGCCGTCGGGGCTGTAGAGCGGGAGCATGAGGCGCCCGTCTCCGGTCACCCTGGCGCAGTGAACGCCGATCCCCTTGCGGGCGAGGTAGGGATGGTCGGGCGAAGCCGCCATGCCGTCCGACCATATCTTGTCAACCACGGTTGACGCGGTTTCGCGTGTTCGCTCAAGCTCTGCATCACGGGTGGCCTTGGCCTCGGCCATGCGGCGGGTGAATGCCATCTCCTCCGCTGGGGTAAAGCTCCGCTCCATGGTGGCACGCCACGTCTTCTCAACGCCAGCCCGCCAATCGCCGAATCGCCCAGCGGGGATACCGTCTCCGAAAGCGACATACCATGCCGATAGGTCTTTTCGCTTGCCGGTGTTGAAGCGGTGCAGTTTGCCGTCGAGATGGATGCTTGCCGGCGGGTCCAGACCTTCGCGGCGCATGGCGTCCTGAAGCTGGACCTCGGGCGGCTCGACGAACGGCTTATCGGTGGGCGGGACGTAGACAAACTCCCCGCCGAATATGCTGGTGATATCAGCCATGGTTGATCCTCGTGAACAAGCGCCGGACAGCATAGCCTCTCACGATGCTGACGACGGTGTAAATGGCGGTGACGGCGATGTTGTCGCCGATGGTCAAGTTCCAGCCGAAAGCGGGGAATACCACGGCGCCAACCGCCAGAGAGACGCCAAAGCCAATGAATGTACTGGTAATGGCCTCGATGGCCGACATGCGTTTGGATTGCATTTCATACCCTCCCAAAGCCCGATAGAATGGGAGGGCGAAAATAATTTGACAAGATAAAAAAATCCGTTGCGGATTATTTTCAACCCTTTTATGGTTTCAACATAGCCCGACCGGAATTGGCCGAATGGGCTTTCGGAGTGCCATAGATGGCAATCAATCTCAAGCGCACGGGTGGTGCTGCCACCTTCATTAACATGCTCGTTTACGGGCAGGCTGGAGCGGGCAAGACAAGCCTGATCAAGACCCTTCCCAACCCCATTATCCTCTCAGCCGAAAGCGGACTTCTGTCCATCGCGGACGCCGGTCTGCAATATATCGAGATTGACTCGATTGACACGCTGCGAGAAGCCTATCTCTGGCTGACCCAGTCTGATGAGGCCAAGGGCTTCGAAAGCGTGGCCCTGGACAGCATCAGCGAAATCGGGGAAGTCTGCCTTGCTTCGGCCAAGAAGACCGCCAAAGACCCCCGCCAAGCGTATGGTGAGCTGGCCGAGACGATGGGCGAAATCATCCGCTCGTTCCGTGATCTTCCCAACCGCCACGTCTACTTTTCGGCCAAGGTCGAGAAGACCCAGGACGACATGGGACGGGTGCTTTACGCGCCGTCCATGCCTGGGTCAAAGGTCGGGCAGAGCCTGCCCTACTTCTTTGACGAAGTCCTGGCTCTCCGCATCGAGCGGGACGCCGATGGCATCGTCCAGAGGGCGCTCATGTGCGAGTCTGACGGCCTCTGGCAGGCCAAAGACCGATCCGGCAAGCTGTCCACATGGGAAGCCCCCAACCTTGGCGAAATCATCGCCAAAGTGCGGGGGGCGTAGTCATGGCGGTTAGCCTCTATCAAGACTGGATCAACGCCAAGGAGGCGGAACGCGCCCTCACCGAGCGCCGCCGCGCTATCGAAGACGAAATGACAAAGCATCTCGAAACCGATTCCGAGGGCGTCGTGACCTTCACTCATGAAGGCTACAAGATCAAGGTGACGATCCGCATGGATCGGAAGGTCAATGGCGACTTGGCAAAGGAAATCGCCTCCGCCAATGGCCTCGATAGCTATCTCTCGACGCTGTTCCGGTGGAAACCTGAACTGAACTTGACCGCCTGGAAGGGCACCACGTCAAACATCACTGGCATTTTTGCCGACGCCATCACCACGAAGCCTGGACGACCCAGCTTCGAAATCACAAAGGAGGTCTAACCATGGCTTTTCTCGGACAGGAATTTAACCGCGATGAACTCCCGGCCGCCGGAAGCGGTGACTTCGAGCCCATCCCCGAGGGCTGGTATAACGCCACAATCGTGAAGGCCGAGGTCAAGCCGACCAAGTCCGGCACCGGGTCTTACATCGGGCTCCGCCTGGACATTACCGGCCCGACGTATCAGGGCCGGGTGATCTTCTGCAACCTCAACATCAACAACCCCAACCCAAAGGCCGAGGAGATCAGCCGCCAGCAGTTGAACCAAATCATGGGCGCGCTTGGCCTGCCGACCGTCAAGGATTCGGATCAATTGGTGGGTGGCGCAGTTGCCGTTAAGGTCAAAATCAAGGTCGAAGGCGAAGACAAGAAGAACGACGTGGCCGGGTTCCGCGCCATCGCCGGGTCGTCGGTTCCGTCATCCATCCCGAAGACTGCGGCCTCCGAACCGGCGACCAAGTCTGCCGCCCCGCCGTGGGCCAAGAAGTAACACGTTACCAAAAGACGGCGTGGCTTCGGTCACGCCGTTACCGGAGGAAGCATGACCACCATCCCCGACCCTCAAAACTCCATCTCCGCCATGATCGACGCATCCCATGAAGCGGTGTCGGACAAGCCTCGCATCCACATGGGCGCCAGCATCCTAGGCCACCACTGTGACCGGTGGCTTTGGCTGTCTTTCCGATGGGCCGTGATTGAGAAATTCCCCGGCCGTATCCGACGGCTGTTCCGGCGCGGCCACCATGAAGAAAGCTGGATCGTGGCCGATCTGAAAATGATCGGCATCGAAATCGGCAGCACCGAAGGCGACCAAGCCTTCCTCAAGCTTGGCGGTCACATCGGCGGGTCGACGGACGGCATCATAGAGCGCGGTGTGCCGGAAGCTCCGAATAAGCGCCATGTGGCAGAATTTAAGACGCACTCCAAGAAGTCCTGGGAAGAAGTGGCGACAAAGGGCGTCCAGGCCAGCAAGCCTCTGCACTACACCCAGATGCAGATTTACATGCACGGAACCAAGATCGACCGGGCTCTCTATGTGGCCGTCTGCAAGGACGATGACCGCATTTATACCGAGCGCGTCCGTTATGACGCGACGCACGCCGAAAAGGCCATAGCCAGGGGGCACCGGATTACGACGGATGACCGCCTCCCTCCGCCATGCTCTACCGACCCGACGTGGTATCAATGCCGCTTTTGCGCAGGGCATGAATTCTGCCATAAGACGAACAGGACCAAAGAGGTCCACTGCCGGACCTGCGCCCTATCGACGGCAAAGCCGGACGGCACTTGGACGTGCGAACGCTGGAGCGGTGCCGTCATCCCCAATGAGACGCAGTATGAAGGATGCGACAGCCATGTCTTGCACCCCGATCTGGTGCCGTGGAAACTGATCCCCGGTGAGGCCGATAATGAGGCCATTTACGAAATCGACGGAAAGCCGGTTCGCAATGGCGAGGGTGACGCTTTCGTGTTTTCGTCTAAAGAAATCCTGGCGAATCCGAGCGCATGTGCTGCCGCCGATCATCTGGTGATGGAAGTTCGGGGCAAGCTTGGAGGGAGGATTCAGGGATGATCCTCCGCGAATACCAACAGCGCACCATCGACCAGCTTTATGACTGGTTCCAAGGCGGAAAAGAAGGCCACCCTTGCTTGGTGCTCCCGACCGGGTCGGGAAAATCAGTCATCATTGCCGCCCTGTGCCGAGACGCGCTTCAAAACTGGCCCGAGACGCGGGTGTTGATGCTGACCCACGTTAAGGAATTGATCGAGCAAAATTACTCCAAGATACGAGCTGTCTGGCCTAATGCCCCGGTCGGCATTTACTCTGCAAGCATTGGCCGGAAGGACTTAGGAGAGCCTATTACTTTCGCTGGCATTCAGTCTATTAGGACGAAATCCGCGAAGATTGGCCACGTCGACTTGATTATTGTGGACGAGTGCCATACCATTTCCCACAAGGACGAAGGCGGGTATCGGTCGCTGATAGGAGAATTGACCAAAATCAATCCTTATCTTCGGGTCATTGGCCTTACCGCGACGCCCTGGCGGCTTGGTCACGGACGCATCTGTGACGGCGATGCGCTGTTCTCCGACCTGATCGAGCCGGTCAGCATCGAGGAGCTTCTATATCTTAAGCACCTCGCGCCGCTTCACTCCAAGCGCACGGATTTCCGGCTTTCTACCGATGGCGTCCACAAGCGCGGCGGCGAATTCATAGAAAGCGAGCTCCAAGCCGCCGTTGATACGGCCCTTGGCAATGCCGAGGCGGTGGAGGAGATTATTGCAAGGGCTGGGGAGCGCAAGGCATGGCTTGTTTTCTGCACTGGTGTAGCACATGCCCGACACATCAAAGATGCCCTCTTGGAGCGCGGAATCGCGGCTGAGTGCGTTACCGGCGACACGCCCAAGAGCGAGCGGGCCAGGATGCTGGAGGACTTCAAGGCTGGTCGCATTCGGGCGATGACAAACGCCAACGTCTTGACGACCGGCTTTGACTATCCCGACATTGACCTGATCGCCATGCTTCGTCCGACCATGAGCCCTAGCCTTTACGTGCAGATGGCCGGTCGCGGGCTCCGCCCCAAGAGCCACACCGATCATTGCTTGGTGTTGGACTTCGCCGGGAACGTGGAAACTCACGGGCCTATCACCAATGTCCGCGAGCCGGCCAAGAAAGGCGAAGCCCAGGGCGAAGCTCCAGTTAAAGTCTGCCCGGAATGCCAGGAGCTTGTGGCGATTGCCGTTCGGCTTTGTCCGACCTGTGGATATGAATTCCCGCCGCCAGCGGCCAAGGTCTATGCCCTATCGAATGCCGACATCATGAGGGATGAACCGGACAAAAGCATGGCGGTGACGAGCTGGAAATTCCAGCCTCACACGTCCTATTCAAGCGGAAAGGATATGATCAGGATCACCTATTATGGCGACCTGTCCGACAAGCCGATCCACGAATATCTGACGGTTTTCCACGAAGGCTATGCCGGGGAAAAGGCCGCTCGCACCCTGGCGAAGATATGCCAAAGCGCAGGGATTGATGCCAATTCCGACGACTGGAGGGCATGGTGCGATTATGCCACGACGCATGGAGCGCCTCCGGAATCAATCGACTACACCATGGATGGGAAATATTCCCGCATCACACGGAGGAACTGGCAATGAAAAAGCCGAAAGTCTTGATTGACTGGGAGGCCGCAGGCCCTCCAATGGTCTGCTACAATTGCGAATTCAACACCGGAAGCGAATGTGCGAAATTCAACGCAATTCCGCCGGAAGATTTCCAGCAGACACCAGGAGCATGTGAGAGATGGGACCTTCAGATTCCGTTCTGAGCGAACATATGGAGCAGGCGCTTTTCGTGCAGTGGTTCCGCAGGACGTTTCCCGACGTTCGCATCTTCGCCGTACCAAACGGCGGAAACCGTTCCCGCAGCCAGGGGGCAAAGCTCAAGGTGGAGGGCGTTAGCGCCGGGGTGCCCGATCTTTTCATCCCAGACGGAACTGTCTGGGTGGAGATGAAGAGAGCCAAGGGCGGGACGGTATCCTCCGAGCAAAAGGATTGGCATGCCTATCTCCAAGCCATCGGCCAGACCGTGATCGTGGGGTATGGGTTCGAGGATGCAAAAGCAAAAATTTTGCATCTAGGGTATTGCAATAACTAATCCAGTGTGGCTTAATTCTCTTGTCGGAACCAACCGATGCGGCGTCCTCCCCGTCGCGGCCCTGGCAGAGATGCCGGGGCCAAAGGGGAGGCCAAGAGGAGAGAGACAATGACCCTTTCCACCGAAATGGCGGCTGTCACCGCCGCCCTCACCACCCCGCCGGTCAGCCGACACGACGCGCTGCTGCGTGACCTCATGCTGCTGGTCGAAGACGTGGGCAACCTGGCCGCCGATCAGGGCTGGAACCACCTCGAATACCGCTGCGACGGGCTCTATGTCCGCCTGCGTCGCGAACTGGAGGGTTGAGACATGCTCATCATTGAGATTGATTTCCCCTGGATGATGGACGGGCACCACATCGCAGACCTGGAAGCCCGCATCTCCTACGATTATTCTCCGGGTTCGAAGGACTATTTCTGCCAGTCTTTCGGAAATTGGCTGCCCGGTGATCCCCCAGAGATCGAGGTAGAAGATGTTGAGTTGATAGGCATCGACGCCAACCGCAAAACGGTCTATGTGCCCTGCCCCGAATATCTCTGGAAGGCCATTTCCGATTACGCGGTGTTGAATCATGCCACCACGATGGCAGACAATTACAGAGAGGCCGCTTACGAGCGGCAGTGGGGGTAGTCATGGCCCTCTCCCCCACCATGATCCGCTGGGTGATTGAGCGCGTCCAAGAGGCCCGCGCAATCCTCTCCAGCGCCGCCACAACGCCTTCGCAGAAGACCGTGGCGCGGCTCGTTCTCTCGACGTGGGAGGTAAGGTGATGATCTTGCAATTCGACCGCTCGCGTATCAGGGCTATTGATGCCGACCTGTCGCGGCTGGACGCCACGCCGCTGGGCATCGCCGTCAAGATTGATCTGGTGGCCGAGAAGCTTGCCCTTGGCGGCTATCCCACCCTGCGGCGCGATGTTCAGCCCCCCTGCGACACGGAGGCGTGAGCATGTGCCATCTGTTCAGATTCGCCGCCGCTGCGGTGGTCTTCCCCGCCGCCCTGTTCGTCATCGCCCAGGCCATGACGGGCGTCATCATTGCTCTCGGAGGCCGGTGATGGACGACAT